ACCGCTTCGCCCCGGTCAGGTCGACGTCCTTCTGCGCGAGCGCAGCGGTGGTCGTCGTCTTCTGCGTGATCGACGCGCCGCTGATGTCAGCCCAGCCGGTCGAGCCGTCGGCGGAGTCTTGCAGCTTCGCGTCGTAGGTCGTGGCCGAGGGCGAGCCCGTCGTCGCGCCGACGTTGCAAGCGAGGACGCACGAGCCGGCGAGCGCCGCCGACTGGAGTCGGTCGATCGCCGCGCCGTTGCGGGTGCCCGCGCTGTTCGCGAGAGCGGGGAGGCCGGCGACCGGCAGGACTTCCGCTCCGACGTTGTTGTTGATGTAGGTGCTCATCGTTGGTTCTCCGTGTTCGAGTTCGAGTCGTGCTCAGGTCGCGCTGATGATGTCCCAGTCCACCTGCTCCATGACGGCGGCTTCGTTGCCGTCCTGACGCAGGATCATGTCGATGCGCTGGATGAGGCGAACGACGCTCTCGTCGCGCGAGAAGCCAGCGACGACGGCGGCGCCATCGTGGTAGGCCGCGCCGTCGACCATCGAGACCTGCACGCCCATCGGGTCGTCGCCGACCATGACGTGCGACATCTCGACGAGGTAGACCTCGGACTCGTCGGTGGTGCCGCCGAGGTTCGACGGGATGTTCTGCGTGACGAAGAACGGGATGCCGTACAGCTTCCCGGTCGCCATCTCGGGCGCCCACACGAGCGCGCCGTTCGCGTCACGCGCAGCCATCAGACCGTACTTCACCGTCGGCGAGATGAACCACGCCGGGCGGACGAAGCGCACCTTCGCGTCCTCGATGAGACGCATCGACTTGTTGAGATCGGCGGTGACGTTCGCCACGTTCGCGGTCGCGTTCGCGTTGAACTTGTTCGCCGAGGCGACCTGCGAGTACACGCCGCGCGGCGCGTACACGGTGCCGGTGCCCCGGATGAGCGCGGCGTCGATGACGACGGCGGCGTTGTTCGCGAGGTCGTCGCGCACGATCTGGTCGAGCGCCGGCGACGAGTCGCGCAGGAGTTCGTTCGAGATCGGCGTGAGGACCGAGAGCTTCTTCAGGTCGAGACGACGCTGACCGAAGGTCTGCTCGCTCTTGCTGATGTTGTTCGACTCGCCGCCCCACGTCGCGGTCGCGCCAGCCGTCACCTTCGGCACGGTGAGGTTGCCGGACGGAACGGGCACGCGACGCGGACCCGCCGAGAGGAACGGCGCGGCGTTGTAGAGGAGTTCGATGTAGTCCTCGGAGATCGCCTGCGGGACGAACGCGCCGCCGCCAGCCATCGTCGACTCGCCGAGAGCGCGGACGACGATCTCGTCGGCGCCGGCCTTCTTCGCGATGCGATAGGCGGCGTCAGGATTGCCGCCGCCGCGCATCATCCAACCGAGGAACGAGGCGGTGTGAAGACCGGCCTTGCCCGCGTCGCGCTTGCCGGCGCGCACGAGGTCGGACTGCTTCACCTCCCATCGCTTCGACGACGGCGTGGCGTCGCGCTCGCGAACGGTCTCCTCGGCGGACTTCATCGCCTCGGCGACGGACTTGCCAACCTGATCGGCGACGATGCGAACGATGTCGTCCTTCGTCGGCGCGGCGGGCGTGGTGATGACGGCGGGTGCACCGCCGACGCCGGACTCGGCGGGGGCGCAGAGCACGGCGTGCGAGAGCATGGACTTCAGACGGAACATTGTTCTTCTCCTTCAGTCGGGCAGTCGCCCGGTCGTTGCCATGATCGCCTTCTCGACGGCGACCTTCGTCACTTCGTCGACGAAGGCGCGGAGCGCCTGCGGCGAGTCGAAGGCAGGATGCCAACCCTTCGACGCATTGGGAAGAGCAGCGGACTCGTCCGCCGTCTCCGCGTCCTCCGCGTCCATCGCCGCGACCAGCTTCGCGGACCACGGCACGGCGGGGTCTCCGCCCCAGAGAGCCCACGCTACGCGACCCGGTGACGGGTAGCCGTCGTCGCCCGGCTCCGCTCCTTCGGCGTCGAGGTCGACGGCGTGACGCGCGAGCCACGCGTTCATGAGCTTCGCCTTCTCCGGCGTGATCGGCTCACCGGAGGCGAGCTTCTTCGCCCACGCGATCGTCTCTTCGACGAGGCCGTCGCCGCCCTTGCCTTCGTCGTACCACTCGACGCCGCGCGCGCACTCCTCACGCACGCCTTCCGGCGGAGTGAAGTCGATCGACTCGTACGCCTTCGCGCCCTTCGTGCTCGCGCCGAGGAACGCAGCGGCGTCGTCGACGTGTCCGCAGTTCGGACAGGTCAGCTTCCCCTCCTCGGCGGCGGGAGCGAACTCCGACGGCTCGCCGACGTAGCCGCAAGAGGGACAGGTGTGCATCGGCTTCGTCGTCGTCTCGCCGAACCCCATGACGGGTTCGCCCTCGCCCGACGCGGGCTCCTCGACGGGCGCCCCCTCGGCCGACGGTGGTTCGCTCTCCGCGCCGATCGTCACCTCGACGGAGACCTCGACCGGAGGCATCTCTGCGAGCACGACGTCGGAGCCGCCGCCGCGCACATCGAACACAAGCGACGAACGCTTCCCGATCTTCGCCATGCGCTCGACGGTCGCGCGCGGCAGGACGACGACGCGGTCGCCGTCGCCGGCGAGGACACGCTCCGCCCACGCACGCATGACGGCGGCGTCAGCGGACGCGATCGACTTCGCGTCGACGAGCGCCTCTGGGTTCGCGGGGATCGGGACGGCAGAGAACTCGAGAAGCTTCGACCGCACGAAGTCGAGCGGCGGCTGGAGACGCTGCCATGCGTCGTCGGGATTCATGCGGTCCTCGGCGACGCGCACGTCGACGGGCATGAAGCCGACCGAGCCCGCCGAGAGGAAGCCGCCCTTGACGAGGCGGCCGACGGTCGCGCCGAACTCGTACACGCTCGCCGGCGTGAACTTGAACGTGCCGCGCAGCGCGCCGTTGACGACGGCTGCACCGATCGCCTTGCCGACGGGCGGCGAGTTCGCGTCGTGGCCGAAGAGCATGACCGGGTTCGAGCGGAACTCCGACAGGTCCCATCCGGTCTGGTCGATGCGATCGCCGGGACGATCGACGACGTCAGTCGACATCGTGTAGGTCGCGACGACGTCGCCGGCGTCGATGCCGTCGAGTGCGCGCTCGACGTCGGCGTCTGGCATCGCGACGTCGCGCAGCATCTTCGCGATGACGTCGACGTTCGCTCGCTTGGCGGCGACCTCGACGACGAACGGAGCGACGGCGAGCGGAGTCATGGCAACGCCCGCGTCGAGGCGGGCGTCGTTCTTCTTCTCGACGAAGGCGGACTTCCACGCCTTCAGGTTCAGCAGCTTCATCGTTCTCTCCTTGCGTCGTCGACGCGTCAGACCTTGGCGAGCGCGTCGAGCACCGCGCGCTCCTGTTCACGGAACCCGGACGAGAGCGCCTTCGAGTAGCGCGCGTCCCACGCCTGCGCCTTGCGATCGAGCGCGCGCCAGACGCGCTCGCGCTCGTCGGCGGACATCGTCGAGATGACGACCTCGCCGTTCTTTGCGATCGACTCGCGCAGCGACGCAGGCACGACGTTGTCTTCGCTCTCGACGATGACCGGGGCGATCGCGCATCGGCAGTTGATGTCGAGCGCGCCGATGCCGAAGCCGCCGGGGTACATGGCGCGCGCGCCGGTGTACTCGCCGATCGTGACCTCGAAGGGCTTCGTCAGGTCGCGCCGCTGTTCGTCCATCGCGCGGTGCTCGTCGCGCGCGCGTCCGTCCATCGTCGAGAGCCACTCGTTCTGCATCACGATCCCGCTCTGCGTGAGCGCCTCCTTCGTCGCGAACTGCGACGAGCGCCGCACCTCGGTCTCTGCGATGACGTCGCTGCGCTCGATCTCCGCGCGCGTGAAGACGGAGCGCACCGCCTCGGCAGGGTCGGCGTCGGTCTCTGCCGCCGCTTCGAGCGCGGTCTTCAGTTCGGCCTTCGTCGTCGTGTTGATCAACCGGCCGAGTCGATCGGTAACGTACTCGCGAAGGTGAGCCTTCACGTTCGGGTCGTTCACGTCGAAGGGCTTGCGGTCGAACCCGGTCGTCGCGCTCTCGACTGACTTCAGCGTGTCGTTGCCCCACGCCTCGACGAGCGAGCGCACCAGAGGCTCGATGCGAGAGCCGAGCGCCCTGACGTCGACGCTCTCGACGAGCGCGTCGATCTGCGCCTTCGACAGCGAACGGCGAACGAGCGCGCGGCGCGCCTCGCGAGCGCGAACGATCGCCGCCGTGTTCGATGCCTGCACCTCGGGCGGCAGCGTCGATGGTTCGGTCGGCGCGGCGAGCATCATGTTCGGGTCGAGGTACATTCCGACTGCGCGGTCGCCGCCCCACGAGTCGGAGGCAGGAGGCAGGCCGAGGCTCGTGCGGACCTCGTCGTTCGTGAGCACGCCGGCGGAGAGGTGGTAGCCGAAGATCGGGATCGTCGCCGGCTTTGACAGGTCGGTCGAGTACGACTTCCCGCTCGTCACCATGAACGCGTTGCCCTTGCCGTCGGGCAGCGGGTCCATCTCGGCGAGCGCGCGAATCTCGTCGATCGTGAACATCTCCGAGAACGCCTGCATCACGTTCTTCTTGAACTCACGGTCGCCGGGGACCGGGCTCTCGTAGTCGAGGACGAGTCGCGCGTCGAAGCGATCGACCAGCTTGTTCTGAAGTTCGCTGCGCCAGAGCTCCGCGCGAGGCACGAGGACGTCGTTCGCGAAGATGTACTGCGCCGACTCCGAGGTCGAGCGGTTCGAGTTCTCGATGATGCCAAGCTTCTCGGGCGGCACGCCGAAGACCTGCACGATCGTGTTCCGCTCGAACGAGCGAATCTCGATCAACGCCATGTCCTTGAACGCGGTGTCGAGTCGCTTGACGTCGAGCTTCGCGCCGGTCCAGTGAGTGCGATACGCCTTCGCGAACCCGCGCGTGGCGTTGTCCCATCGACGTTTCGCCTCTTCGAGCAGAGGACGCGACGCGCCTTCGAGAGAGATGAGCATGTCGGGCATGCCCTTGTTGTGAAACCACGTCGCGACGTGCTTCGCCGCGAACTCGTCGATGTCGAGTTCGTCGGCGAGAGCGAGGCCGGTACCGACGCCGCGACCGTACGGGTCGGCAGGGTTCTGGTCGCGAATCACGAGCATGTTCTCGACGGGCACGTCGAACGAGATGCCGTCGACCTCGACGCGGAACGCTGGCTGCGTCTCGGTTGGAATCTGCTTGATCCACGTCGGCGGGATCGGCCACATCCGCACCGGCATCCCGGCGGGGTTCGTGTCGAGAACGATGTACGTCTCGCCGAGCAGGTCGAGGTGGACTTGGCAGACCTGACGAAACGCGCGACCGGACATCAGCGGGTTCGGCTTGTCGAGCAGGACCTGCAACGGGTGCTCGTCGAGCAGCACAAGGTCGCCAGACGCGCGCGCCTTGCGGATCATCGCCGGGCGCAGCGACGGCGGCGAGGAGCGAAGCACCTTGTCGTCGACGAACTTCGTCGTGCCGTCGGCCGCTCGCGACTGCCGCGCGTAG